AGAAATCCAAGCCATAAAACCTCCTAAAAATGATCAACTAAGCCAGGTACACTATACAATGGCATTGGACGAGCACAAACATACTTAAAGTATGAATCAAAATTTTGCTACTGCTCCTCTTCTTAATGCTTCTTTTATAGTTGAAGATCCTCCTGTGGATCGTGTTAAGGCGTTAGGTGATGATTATCCAGATTTTCTTTTTGATTCATACTTTAAGTATGTTTGTGCTCGTCCAATGCCATTGTATAGTGTACCTGGCTTAGTTGATCATTTTTAGGAGGTTTTATGGCTTGGATTCCTGCTGCTATTGATGCAGGCGCTACTCTTGATGCAGGTGGTATGAATTATCTTGGTGGTCAGCAGGCTAATGCTGCTAACGCCCAGTTGGCTCAAAATCAAATGGATTTTCAAGAGCGTATGCGCGCAACTCAATATCAAACTACAGTAGCGGATCTTAAGGCTGCAGGTCTTAATCCCATGCTCGCTTATGCTCAAGGCGGAGCAGGAACTCCAGCAGGTGCATCTGCTGGCGGGGCCCAAGCTCAAATGGGAAATCCTCTTGGGGATGCTGGAAATTCTGCAAGAGAAGCTGCTATGGCAGTAGCAAATTTTCAGCAATTACAAACACAAAACGTATTAACTCAAAACCAGGCAGAAAAAGCTGCCGCAGACGCTAAATTATCAAATGATCAAGCGTCTTATTATCGTTCTATGGATCAACGTGAACGATCTAAAATGCCCGGATATAAACAATTCGGTGCATTGACTGATAAACAAATTGCTAAATATGAAGCCGATACTCGTTTACTAAACGCTCAAACTGCTTACAAGCAAGCAATATTGCCAGAAGCTAAATCAATTGGAAAAGCATATACAAATTTTCCAAATTTAGCTGCTACCGAACGCGGAGCTAAAGTTGTTGGCGATATAGTCGGCTCTGCAAAAGGAGCTCGAGATATGTTACGACCAACACCTACTTATAACCGAACTATTAACTATGGAATCAGACCATGAAAAATTCACCTGTATTTTTAAGAACACAACATAATTACGATCACAATGCTGCCTCTAATGCGTCCGGGCTGGTTTGTGAGGAACCCACCCGGGCGCAGCAGCACCATCGTGATGAGTGCGATATAAACGTAATCTTAGAAAGATTCGGAAAAACTGGGCATTTGCCCATAAACGCGATTAGCGGTACTTATGGCGACTTTTCAGGAGTCCATGACTACCATACCGCCCTTAATGCAATAATCGCCTCAGAAAGCGAATTTGCTGCCTTGCCAGCCCAAATCCGCAATCGTTTCAAAAACGATCCTTCTAATCTCATCGAATTTCTCGATGATCCAAGAAACAAAGCCGAGGCTGAAAGCCTGGGCTTATTAAATATTAGCCCTACGGCTAACAACGAGCCTGCGAAAGCAGCCGATAAACCAGTCACCGAGCCCTCAGAATGAGGGCAGCACAGTTACCTTACTTGATGTAACTGTGCTAGGTGACACAAATCACCTAAAAAACACGATAAACGAGGACAAAAATGTATAGAACAAAAGTTAATAAATCAAAGTCCGCTAGGACTTTCCGTAAACAAGCCGGTAAAACGGCTTATGCAAACATTAAAACCAACCCGATGCGGGGCGGTATTCGACTTTAAACCCTCGTTAAGGACCACCTCACATGGCCTGTTATCACCCTCTGACCGCTTACCTAAGTGGGCATCAAACCAATAATAAGACCGGCAAATCATTTCGCCGCGTCTCATTTAAAGAGACCGACGAACACGATCGTCAGGTCTCCCTACCCTGCGGCCAATGTATTGGCTGCAGGCTAGAACGTTCACGTCAGTGGGCAATGCGCTGCATGCATGAAGCGCAACTACACGAAAACAACTGTTTTATAACCCTCACTTATGACGACAAACATTACCCAGAAAATGGAAGCCTTATCAAAAATGATTTCCAAAAATTCATCAAAAAACTACGCCAACATCTCTGGCGTAAATACTCTGCAAAAATACGTTACTACATGGCTGGAGAATACGGCACAAGCTTCGGTCGCCCTCACTTCCACGCCTGTATCTTCGGATACGATTTTCATGATAAGAAACTACTCGCAAGGACTTCCTCTGGTTCTGTCATATATCGATCCCAAGAGCTTGAAGAGCTCTGGACATCTGGTTATTCCTCCATTGGAGACGTTACATTCGAGTCAGCTGCTTACGTTGCTCGATACATTATGCAAAAACAAACCGGAAAAGTAGACCCAAATCACTATACCTACTGTGACCTTCAAACAGGCGAAATAAAAAAATTAGAACCTGAATACAACACAATGAGCCTAAAACCAGGTATAGGCACAGGATGGTATAAAAAGTATAAAAACGACGTCTACCCCCACGATTTCGTAGAAATGCGTGGACAAAAACTAAAACCACCAAAGTATTATGATCAACTTTATTCTAAGGAAAACCCTTATGAATACGAACAAATACTTTACACAAGAGAAAAACAAGCTAAACTTAAACCTGAAGAACATAGCTATGAACGCCTGCTCGTCAAAGAAACGGTAACAAAAGCTAAACTTCAAAAACTTAAACGAAAACTCACATAAGGAAAAAACCTCATGAAACAAATCATCTGTACCGTAAAAGATCGAGCCGCAGACGCATATGGCCGTCCGATGTTCGTACCCTCAGCTGGCGTAGCCATCCGTTCTTTCTCTGATGAAATTAACCGTAATAATGCTGATAATCAGCTTTTCAACCACCCCGACGACTTCGACCTATACGAATTGGGCGAGTTCGACGATAACAGTGGATTATTCGCTTTACATGAACAACCAAAACTATTATCGTTAGGCAAACAAGTTAAAATTTCTTAACTAAACCCCCCTTGAGGAAGACACAGCCGTTAGGCTGCGGTTCTTCCTAAGGACACTACCAAGGACAGAAATGCACCGCAATCGCTCCGTAAATACACACCAGTTCGCAATGGTGCCTCGCGCAGACATTCCACGATCGAAATTCGACGTGCAAAGCGCACACAAAACTACTCTCGATTCGGGCTACCTTGTCCCAGTCTATGTGAACGAGGTTCTCCCAGGGGACACGTTCAACTTCAAAATGACAGCCTTCGCACGAATGGCTACTCCCATCTATCCAATCATGGATAACATGAAGCTAGACAGCTTCTTCTTCTTCGTTCCCAATCGCCTAATTTGGAATAATTGGCAAAAATTTATGGGGGAACAAGACAACCCAGGCGATAGTACTTCGTATATCTGCCCAACAACTACAAGCCCAGAAGGTGGTTACGCAGTAAACAGCCTTCAAGACTATATGGGCTTACCAACGGTAGGACAAATCGGCGCAGCCGCCACCGTAACTCATAGCTCGTTTTGGCCACGAGCATATTCATTGATCTGGAATGAATGGTTCCGTGATCAAAACTTGCAAGATTCGGTAGTAGTCGATAAAGACGACGGACCCGATAATCCTGCAGACTACACATTACTACGTCGCGGCAAACGCCACGACTATTTCACATCAGCATTGCCATGGCCACAGAAAGGCGAAAGCGTTTCTTTGCCATTAGGCTCATCAGCACCTATTAGAACCGATTACAACGACGGTGCCCAAATGACTATTTTGGGACCTGACGGCAATAAACACTGGATGTATGGTAACAATGCAAGCCAACCTGTTTATTACGATACAACTGCACAAACAACAGGTTCTCCTCTCTATGCTGATCTCTCTGAAGCAACCGCTGCAACAATTAATCAACTACGCCAAGCATTTCAAATTCAAAAATTACTTGAGCGTGACGCACGAGGTGGTACTCGATACACTGAAATTATTCGTGCTCACTTTGGCGTTGTTTCTCCTGATGCTCGCCTCCAACGTCCGGAATATCTCGGCGGTGGATCAACTGATATCAATATCAATCCCATTGCTCAAACAAACAGCTCGACAGTTACTGGAACGACTACCCCTCTGGGTACACTTGCTGCTATGGGCACTGTTCTGGCTCATAACCATGGCTTTACTCAATCGTTTACTGAGCATGGTGTAATTATCGGTCTTGTATCAGTACGTGCCGATCTTACTTATCAACAAGGCTTACCACGTATGTGGAGCCGTTCAACACGATATGACTTCTATTTCCCTGCCTTTGCGCATTTAGGAGAGCAGGCCGTCCTAAACAAAGAAATCTACGTTCAAGGTACATCCGCAGATAATGACGTCTTTGGCTATCAAGAACGCTGGGCAGAGTATCGTTATAAACCTTCACAAATTTCAGGCTTATTTAAATCAACTGCCGCCGGAACTCTTGACGGCTGGCATTTAGCCCAAAATTTCACTACATTACCAACTTTGAATAATACGTTTATTCAAGACACACCACCATTAGATCGCGCACTTGCAGTAGGCGCGGAAGCTAATGGACAACAATTCCTATTTGACTCATTTTTTGACGTCAAAATGGCGCGACCAATGCCAATGTACTCTGTACCTGGCTTAATAGACCATTTCTAATGGTTTGGGGCGCAATCGCTGCTGCTGCAATACCTGCTGCCATGAGTTTTCTTGGCGGCAGGGAAGCCAATGCAGCAAATGCAGCACAAGCACAACAAAACCGTGACTTTCAGGCAAGTCAAACGCAAGCTCAAATGGATTTTCAAGAGCGTATGCGTCAAACTCAATATCAAACGACCGTAGCCGATTTAAAGGCTTCCGGTCTTAATCCTATGCTTGCATATTCACAAGGCGGTGCTGGTACTCCCAGCGGCGCAGCTGCTGGCGGGGCCCAAGCAACTATGGAAAATGTCTTGGGTAAAGTCGGCAATTCCGCAAAAGAAGGCGCTATGGCGCTTCAACAATATAAAAATATGCAAGTACAAAATTTCACCATAGAACAACAGGGTGAACAAGCAGCGTCTCAGGCTTTACTTAATAAAGACGTAGCTGCAAAAACCCGCATGGAAACTGTGTCTGAATTGTTAAAACAATCAGGTTACAAGTTATCAGGCGAACAAGTAATGGCATTAATTAATCAATTAAATGCCTCAGCAAAACTATCAACGGCGTCAGCCGCTAATCAATCTGCTTTATTACCAGCAATGCAAGCAGAAGGAAATGCATATCGCGATGAAAAAGGCGATATTATTTCCGGTCAAACAATGAAACAAATTGAAAAACTTACAGGATCAGCAAGATCCGCAATCAACGCCATTCTTGGCAATTAAGGAAAAAAATATGAAAAATGCAACCGTATTTTTAAGAACTCAATATAACTACGATCACAACGCTGCTTCTAATGCGTCCGGGCTGGTTTGTGAGGAACCCACCCGGGCGCAGCAGCACCATAAAGACGAGTGTGACATTAATGTCATCCTCGAGCGTTTCGGTAAAACTGGACAAGTGCCCGTAAACGCAATTAGCGGTACCTATGGCGACTTTTCAGGCGTCCATGATTACCATACCGCAATAAACGCGATAATCGCGTCAGAAAACGAATTTGCCGCCTTGCCGGCTCAACTTCGTAACAAGTTTGCTAATGATCCTGCAAACTTAGTCCAATTCTTGGACAATCCAGAAAATCGAGCCGAAGCTGAAAAGCTTGGTCTCGTAAATATTAGCTCTACAGCTAATACCGAGCCTGCGCAAGCAGCCGAAAAACAAGTCACCGAGCCCTCAGAATGAGGGCAGCACAGTTACCTTACTTGATGTAACTGTGCTAGGTGACACCAATCACCTAAAAAATACGATAACC